ATCCCGGGCGGCGGAAGTCCAGCCCCAGCAATCGCTCGCGCTCCCGCTCCGCCGCGATCTCGCGGTCGACCTGTTCCGCGTCATAGCCGCGCTCGGCAATGGCTTGTGTGCGGGATTTCAGGCCTGCTTCGATCTGAGCGATTTCAGCGTTGGCGTCCTTCAGCGGATCGACCCAGTCCCATTTGGTCGGCAGCCAGTCAGCCGTGAGCAGCCGCACGCGGTTGGCTTCATAGTCGGGCAGCGTCAGCCCGCCTGATAAGATCGCCGCATCCATCCAGCGCGCATAGATTGGGCGGCAGAGCTGGTAGACCATAACCGAATGCTGCCAGGCCGAAACGCGGCGACGGAATTCGATCAGAGCCAGTCGTGAGTTTGAGAAGTTCCCCTTCACCATGTCATTGGCGAGATAGGGATATGGGATTCCCAGCGCTGCCGAGATCTGCAGCAGGGTCCGGTACTGAAACGGCTCGTAGGTCGCGCCGCTGTCGGCAGGCTGACCCACGGTGACATCTTCACCCGGATCGAGCCGCACGATCTGGCCCGGGCTGATCTCGACGCCCGCTGGCATATCCTCGTCCTCGGCTGGGGCTAGCGGGTTCTCCGGCGCGGGCGAGGTCACAAACATGGCATACATCGCCGCGACCTTCTTCCGGTCGAGCTCGGCATCGTCGTACTGATCGAGCAGAAACAGCTTCACGATGGCCGGGGCCAGTTTTGACACCCCGCGCAGCTGCCCGCCCTCGACCGGGTCGATCACATGGATGACTTCCGATGCTGGAACACGCACGATGTCACCTGCCAGTCCCGGATCAGTGCTGTCACCGGGATGGCGACGGAAGAAGTGATAGGCCACGCGTCGTCCGATCCGGTCGAATTCGATGCCCTGACGGATTGCATTGCCGTTTGCAGCGATGCTTGTTTGCTCCAGCGGCAACATCTCCGCAGGCAGCATCTGCAGCTGCAGCGGCACGCTCAGCCCATCACCCGCGCGGCGCATCCGGATCCGGAAGAACACCTCGCCTGCCATGAACACTTCGCGCGCGGCCCTGCGCTGTAGTCCGTAAAAATCAGTCAAACCCTCAGCGTCGGCCTCATCTGTCCAAGTGAGCCAGAGACGCTGCAGCTCTTCCTTGCGGGAGGGATCCGCGATCTTCGAGATCGGCTTGATGCCATCGCCCACGGTGTTGGCCGCCCAGCTTTCAACCGCGTTCACAGCATAGCCGTTGTTGCGCACCAGCCAGCGGGCACGGGCCGTAATATCCGGACCTGACGCCGCGATGAGCGCATTCACATGCGCGCGCGTCGCCTGAAACCCGCGCAGGCGGCGGTGCTGCTGGCCTGCGTCAAACCCACCGATGAAAGCACCGAGACGCTGTCGCCAGTTCATCACAGATCCTTCACGACATAGGGGCGCATGATGCGCCCGGCGCTGCGCTCTAGCTTGGCCACGCGCCGCTCAATATCGCCGATCGCCGCGGCAAGCTCCGCATCCGTGCCGTAATTCACCGTCTTGCCGTCATAGCTGACCGAGCGCGTGCCGCTGTAGCGGGCGGCCAGCAGCGCGCTGTGGCGGGATTTCAACTCGTCGAGTGTCATCGTGGTTCTGGTCACTCCATGTATCGAGGCGTGCTGATCTTCCAGCCGCGCCGCCTTGGCGGTGTTACTCGCCCGGCTTGCGGGCTGTTTGGTTTCTCGGGTTCACTGTTCGGTGCGATCACCACGGTCTCGACCCCGGCCTGCTTCTCGAGCTGCCGCCACATGCGCTCATCAAAGCGGTCGGCGCCGAGGATCCAGACCGCGGCGCGGGCATAGACGCGGGTATCCAGTGCTTCATTGCGTTCGCGCAGCTTCTGCCATTCCTGGCGGGCAAAGCCGCGCTTGTTGCGGATCGTCACCAGCTGTTCACCCACCAGCTGTTTCAACCACTCGCTGTCCGCCCAATCAGGCAGGTGAATGGTCCCGGCAGGCGGTGCCACGCCCAGCGCGCGATCCTCATCCGTCAGCTTCTCGATCCGAAGATAACGATAAGTCTCGGCCTTGAAGGTCGCTGTGGCCACGGTCCAGAGCCGGGCCCCGCGTTTCAGTTTCCGCCCATTCACTGTGGCATCAACGAAGGTCGGGCCCGACACGGGCGTAGCCCGGTTGAAGCCTTCCAGGCCCTTGACGGGTGCGACCTGCGCGATCCCCTGCTTGCGCGCCCAGGCATAGACAGCGGCGGACTCGTAACCCGTATCGATGGCGAGTTTCGCCAGCGTCATGATCGCACCGTTCTGGTGCGCCCACATCTGGCTCAGCAAGGCCGTCAGTTTATCCCAACAAGCGGGATCGTCCGGCCCGCCCGGGATCACGATGTGATCCACCAGCCAGCTTTCGAGCCCGCGTCCCCAGGCCCAGACATCCACTTCGATCCGGTCCTTCTGCACATCTGCCCCGGCGGTCAGGAACAGCCCACCTGCGGGGATCTGTGCCGGGAAAGATACACGGCGATCCGCCAGCCGTTGCCATTCCGGGGCCTCCCCGCTCTCAATCCAGGTTTCGCCCAGCAGCGTGTTGCGCGCAGCGCGCAGCATCTCGTCGGAGCCTTGCGCTGCCACCCACTCCCGTGCGACCTGTTCCCAGCTTTTCCAGCCGATCGGCGAATAGAGCGCTGAGATGTGGAAGCCGATCGCGTTTGGATCGGTACCGACAGCGGTTGCCCGCCATTCGCCCCGCGCCAGCATCTCCGTCTTATGGTGCTCCGCGATGGGTTTTTCACACCCTGCGCAGTGGTAGGCTGCGGAGTCAGGCTGCCCTTTGTCCCAGCGCAGCCGTTCAAACTGCAGCCATTGCATGTGGCCGCAATGCGGGCACGGGACAAAATACCGCCGCTGGTCCGATGCCTCAAACTCACGCTCGATCCGGCTCAGACCCCGGATCGTGGGCGTCGAGACCATGAACACCTTGCGCCTGTGCGCGAAGGTCGTGGTGCGCGCTTCCGCCAGCGTGACCGGATCGCCTTCCTCGTCGGCCGAGGCCGGATAGGCATCGACCTCATCGAGAAATACATACCGCGCAGGCATCGACCGCAAGCCCGTCGCACTGTTCGCCCCGGTCAGCACCAGAATGCCGCCTGGGAATTCCTTGGACAGCATCGAATTGCCGGCATCGCGCGAGCGCGCTGGCTTCACCCTCTCCTTCAGTGCAGCGCTATCTTCAATCAGCGGATCGATCCGGCCGCGCGATGTGCGCTTGGCCATCTCCACGGTCGGCAGCACCGCCAGCATGGGCCCCGGCGCGTGGTGGATGACAAAGCCGATCCAGTTGTTGCCCGCTTCCGTGGCCCCGACCTGCGCGGCCTTCATGAACGAAATCCTCTGCGCCGGGTGTTTCGGCGAAAGAGCATCCATGATGCCGCGCAGATAGGGCGTGCGCGTGGTGCGGTATCGCCCTGGCTCGGCCGAGGCGCGCGAGCTGAGCCAGCGATGCGCATCTGCCCATTCCGACACCGTGAGGTCGGCATCGGGCCGCATTCCGCGCCGCCAGGTCCGCAGGATGTCTTCTGCCCCGTCGAAGGCGAGGTCGAGGCCCTCGGTCAGGTCTGCTGTTGCCCCCTCATCATGCAAGCGAGACCCTGAGGTCTGCCAGGGCGTCGAGCTGCTCTCGGACATGGGTTTCCAGCACCCTTTGCAGGATCGCAGTCTCGATCGTCACGGGTATGCCCGAGGCCTTCTCCATTTCTGCGGATAATTGTGCGGCCATCAGGGCTGCCACGCGGGTGGGCCAGGTGACCCAGGTGTCGCGCTCCTGGCGGGCCAAGCGGAACACCAGCGTCTCGGCGCGTGCGCGGTCGACCAATACACCCTTCTTCTTCTGGATCGACAGCTGGCGCTCTTGGGCCTGGTAGACCGTCAGTGCCGTGCGCGCCTTCAGATAGGACGTGCTGTCGCCGGGACCGGAGACGCTGCCGCCGCCGTTCGCTCCGCCATCACCTCCAGCGCCCAAACCACCTCGTGAGCGCATTTGCTGATCGGGATCGGTCATCACTCCGCGGCGCGCATCCGAAGCGGCAGCGTTGATCGACCCGTCCGGGAACAGCACCAACCGCCCGTTCTTGCGCGCCTTCTGCACGGCCCCGCGCGAGAGGCCGGAGCGTTCCGCATAGGCGCGTTCAGACAGTCCTTCCATGGCGCTGTGAATACCCTCAACATATTGTAACTAAATGAGAATAACGATCTTATTCAGTTGATTACACTCCCACATAGAGCGACTCTGGATGCAGGAAAACGATGCAACTCAGCCCTGGAGACGACGCCATGACCACGAAGACCACAACCCTCGCCAAAGCCCCCAGCGAAGCCCTGCTGCTGGAGATCGCAGCGAAGCATTTCCACACCGTTGAGACGCTGGAAACCCGCAACCGCGATCGCCTTGACTTCCACGATGTCGCCGTCTGGTCCATCCGCGCAGCGCTCGAGGAGGCTTTCGAGGCCGGACGCCGCGCCGCTTAAAACCCCACACGTCCAACAACCTACTCCTGAAAGGACACGCACATGGCCATCGCCACCACTTCCGACACGACACGCATCTTCATCGACCGCAGCCGCTTTATTGAGGCCATGACCGTGCCCGCGCTGCAGGGCCATTTCAATGACGTCAACCTGAACGCTGAGGTCTTCGAGATGGCGGGCCGGATCGGGATCGACTGCCTGACGATCGAGTTGGCCGATGTCGTCCCCCTCCTGCAACAGCACGGACTCATCTGAGCCCGCGCGCAAGCCCGCAACAAAACTGCAACAAGGAGACAGCCATGAGTACGCGCGCGCAGATCGCCATCGAGATCGGACCCGCAGAATGGGCTCACATTTATTGCCACTTCGACGGCTACCCCGCGCACATGCTTCCCGCGCTGGCGCCGTGGACGCCCGAGGACATCCTCGCCGCCAAGGAAATCCGGCAGGTCCGCGCAGACGCGCTGGACTGCTTCGATTCGCCCCGCGAGCCGCCGATCCTGCCGCGCCCGACCTGCCAGCTCTGTCACCTCTACGTCTGGCGGGACGGGGGATGGGTGGAACTCGACTCCGAAGGGGCAGCCCAATGACCAATCCTTCCCTCAACTGCCTGTCTGAGGGCGAAACCCTCGACGATCTGGCCCGCCGCGAATGCGCCATCGGTTTCGATCTGTGCTTTTGCCGCAGCGTCGCTGTGTCCGAACACGACTGGGAAACCGAGACCTGCGACCCGACCGAGGCGGAATTCGCGACGCTCTATGCCCTGACGGATCTGGGCGAGGCGATCGCCGTTCACGACGTCCAGCTCTCAAGCGCTGGTGCCGACGATGTCACCGTGGTCGCCCGCGCGCTCTTCGTGGCCATCGTCAACGCCCGTCGCGACCCGCCCGATGCGGCGCAGCGCCATGAGGCGGAACAGGCGGCGTCGCACAATACGGACTGGATCGCCTGAGTGGCACAGATAGATCATAAAGCACTGATATTGCTCATAATTGCCTACGATAATCAGAGCAGTAGAGCGAATGTGATTGTACCAAAACGATGCAACTCACCACGGAGCCACCACCATGACCACTACCGCCACCACCCTGATCGCCGACTTCCGCGCTGCCGCTGACGAGATCGAAGCCCGCCTCGCGCCCAGCGCCTGCGCCACGATCGCCTCGCACAACTGGATCGTGATCGATGACTTCGGGCCCCTGACCTTCACGCTCACGCCCGAGGGCCGCAAGCACCGCGCCACCTGCACGGGCCATGGCCGCGCGCACAAGGTCAACCGCTTCACGCCGCATGATGCCGAGCGTCTGGCCCGCGCCTGTAACGCGCGCGCTGCCTTCTGGGCCGACGCCGCGCGCGAAGAGGTCGCCACGCTGCGCAGCCATATCGCCACGCTGGAAGCCGCCAGCGCTGCTTGAACCCGAACGGGTGGGGCTGAGCGCCCCGCCACCACTTACAAGAAGGATCACAATCATGACCACGCACCCAATTCTGACCAGCCGCAACGAGGACTATGGGTTCTTCCGGGCCCTGACTGTTTGCCCCCACCGCGACCGCCGCAGCGCAGATGTCTGGACCACCGCGTCGCGCCTGATCGCTGATGCCATCGGTGCAGACAGCGAGGACGAGATGATCGGCATCCGCGACTTTCTCGACAGCCGCATGGGTCGCCACTTCGCCGACGATGTGGTCGGCAACATGACTGGCTGCAACATCGCGCTCGAGACCGCCATCACCTCCGCGATCCGCCGCTGGCAGGACTGGCGTATCAGCCGCAAGACCGAGTGCTGCGACGGGATCCCCGCAGGGCTGCCCTACCTGACGGGGTGGGTGCAGCATTTCGCCATCGCCGCCGCGATGGCCGAAAGTGACTGATCATCCCCGACAACTTATTCCATGACAGGAGGCCCAGATGCCCAAACTCACCGATACCCAGACCATCATCCTCAGCCGCGCGGCCACGCGCCCTGAAAATCTTGCCATGCCGCTGCCCGAAGGCCTGCATGGCGCTGCCGCACAGAAGGCCGTGACTGCGATGATCACACGCGGATGGCTCGAGGAGGTCGAGGCCAACCTTCGGCGCGGCGAGTCGCTCTGGCGCGAGACCGGCGATGGCCACGGCACTACGCTGGTTGCGACAGAGGCCGGTCTTGCGGCGATCGGCATCGAGCCGGTGGTGGCGACCACGACGACCAATCCGCGCACGGCGAAACTGGAGCTGGCCCCGGAGTCGAAAGATGCGTCTGCTGCACCAACTGGTTCTGCCACGCCCAAGCCGATCGCTATCCGGGCTGGGACCAAGCAGGCGGAGATCATCGCGCTCATTCAGCGGCCACAGGGCGCATCCATCAGCGAAATCGTTAAGGTGACCGGCTGGGCTGCACATTCCGCCAGAGGCATGATCTCGGGCGGGTTGAAGAAGAAGCTTGGACTTCCGATCATCTCCGAGAAGGTTGATCAACGGGGCACCGTGTATAAACTTGATGGGGCCTGACACCAGCCATTACCTCAAGCGCGAGAACAACCTGCGCAGCGCGTAGCTGCGCAGCAGGGATATCCCCACGAAAACTGCGCCCAGCGCCAGATTGTCACCAAGGCTCGTGTGCAAGCCGAACCATGGGAACACGATGATCTGCGTGACGACAGCCAGCACATACCCCAGCGCGACATTGGTGACAGCCTCGATCAGTGACATTCGGCGGGACTGGGCTGTCATGCGCGTTTCTTTCTGTTGCGTGCCGGTTTTGCGGTTTCAGTCGGTTCGATGACAAGGCTGGCTGTCCTTCCCGTCGCCATCTCCCACCGCCGCACGGCGACGTCGCAGTACACTGGGTCCAGTTCCACCGCGAAGCAGCGCCGCCCGGCGCGTTCGGCCGCGACGATCTGGGTGCCGGAGCCGCAGAACGGCTCATAGACCAGATCGCCCGGATCGGTGAAGGCTTCCAGCACCGCCTCGACCAGCGCCACCGGAAAGACAGCAGGGTGCGAACCAGCCGTACCCAGCCCGCCCTTGTGGCGCATGATGCGGAAGACAGAGTCCGGGATGCGGTGGCTTTGGATCGCATTGCCGGTGCCGGTCTTGGCGTGGACGGTGCCGTCGGCCCCGCGCAGCCCACCGCCGCCGAGGGTTGCGCCCGCATGCTTCGATGGAACGGTCTTGTGCGGTTTGCGCGGTGCGCGGTTGAAGTGGAAAATGAACTCGTGAGATGGGGCCAGGCGGCCGTTCCAGTCGCCCGGCAAGCCCGGACCCTGATCCCAGATATACCAGCCAAAGCGTCGCCAGCCAGAGGTGCGCATCCATTCGACCCATCCTTCCCAATAGGGCTGCCATTCGCTGTCGCGATGCACGAGGCCGAGATTGACCAGCAGTTGGGCAGCCTCGCTGACAGGCGCGGCGGCGAACACGCCCTGCATCAGCGCATCCCAATCGCCAACCTTCTCTTTCGCTGCCCCATAGTCGCGCTGCTGCGCATAGGGCGGCGAGGTGAACATCATCGACGCCTGCGCCCCGTCCATCAGCCGCGCCACCACTGCGGCGTCGGTAGCATCGCCGCAGATCAGCCGGTGATTGCCCAGCGCCCAGATGTCGCCAGGGCGAGTGATCGGTTCGGCTGGGGGCTCGGGAATTCTGTCAGCAGTGTCGTCATCTATTGGTGTGCGGTCCTCGTCCGCGTCGCGCAGTAAGGCGTCCAGCTCATTCTCTGGGATCCCGATCAGCCCCAGATCGAAATCCTCTGCCAGCAATCCCCGCAGTTCCTCAAGCAGCAGGGTCTCGTCCCAGTCACCCATCTCCGTAAGTTTGTTGTCTGCGATACGATAGGCCCGGCGTTGTGCCTCGGTCAGATGGCCCAGCACGATCACGGGTGCCTCCGTCATCCCGAGCTGAACCGCGGCCAGGACGCGGCCATGGCCTGCGATCAATTCGCCATCCGCTGCGACGAGGCAAGGCACGGTCCATCCGAACTCGGCCATGCTGGCGGCGATCTTTGCCACCTGGTCGGCGCCATGGGTTTTGGCGTTGCGGGCATAGGGCTTCAGCCGATCCAGCGGCCAGAACGCGATCTGGCTCGCGCGCAGATGCACAGTCATGCCGCGAGCCGTTTCGCCTTGAGGGCAGCAAAGGTCTCACCGGTTTCCACCAGCACTGCCTCATGACCGGTAAAGGACTGCCAGCGCTCGATGGCGACGTCGACATAGGCCGGGTTCAATTCCACGCCGAAGCAGACACGCCCCGTGGTCTCGGCCGCGATCAGCGTGGTGCCGGATCCCATGAAGGGCTCGTACACAGCTTGGCCGGGACTGGAGTTGTTCAGGATCGGGCGGCGCATGCATTCCACCGGCTTCTGCGTGCCGTGCACCGTGTCCGCATCCTGATCCTTGTTTGCGATTTGCCAGAGCGTCGTCTGTTTGCGATCGCCTGCCCAGTGGCCCTTGCCGGTCTTCTTCACCGCATACCAGCAAGGTTCATGCTGCCAGTGGTAATCGCCCCGGCTGAGCACCAGCCGGTCCTTGGCCCAGATGATCTGCGACCGGATGGCGAAACCGGCGGCCGTCAGGCTTTCGGCAACCGTCGCGGCATGCAGCGCGCCATGCCAGACATAGGCCACATCGCCGGGAAACAGCGCCCATGCCTCGCGCCAGTCGGCGCGGTCATCGTTCAGCACCTTGCCGGTGCGCTTGGTCTTGGCGGCGCCCGCCTGGTTGCGCCATGAGGGATCATACTCCACGCCATAGGGCGGATCGGTGACCATCAGCAGCGGGCGGACATCTCCCAGCAGCCGCCCAACCACGTCAGCGCTGGTGCTATCGCTGCAGATCAAACGATGCGCACCCAGCTGCCAGAGATCACCCGGCACCGACACCGGCGTGACCGGCAGGTCCGGAACATCATCCTCGCCCTCGACCGGGCCATCGTCGCCCAGCGCATCCGGATCCCGCAGCAGGGCATCCAGGTCATCGTCGCTGATGCCCAAGAGCGACAGGTCGAAATCCTCAGCCAGCAATCCCGCGATTTCGTCACGCAAGATCGCCTCGTCCCATTCGCCCAGTTCCGTCAGCTTGTTGTCAGCGATGCGGTAGGCTCGGCGCTCGGCCTCGTCGAGATGGCTGAGCCGGATAACCGGCACATCTTTCAGTCCCAACATCGCGGCGGCCAGCACCCGGCCATGGCCTGCGATCAGCTCGCCATCGTCGGCCACCATGCAGGGCACGGTCCAGCCGAACTTGGCCATGCTGGCAGCGATTTTCGCCACCTGATCGTCGCCGTGCATCTTGGCATTGCGAGCGTAAGGGCGCAGCCGGTCGAGAGGCCAAGTCTCGATCTGGCTTGGCGCAAAGACCAGGTCCATGTGGCGGTTCTCGTTTGGGGCAGGGCGACCGTGCCGATGCGCGCGGGCAACATTGCCAGCGACAGGATCGGGTCCGCGATGTGGGAAAAACAAAAACGCCCGCGAGGGATATCCTCCGGGCGCAAATCTTCGATGATCAAGGGGTACGTCAAGGGGGCTAGAAAAGTCAATCACGTTTTGTGTTTTGAATCAGTAGGTTCTGCAAAGTCTAAAACAGGTCGCTGTTGGGATGGCTTCCAACCTTGGCCAAACTGGCTAGGTTTTGGCCAAGGTGGATTCTTGACTAAAATAGTAAAATCCACTTTTTGGCCACCGGTTGCACGCGCCAACTCTTTGATAATGAGTCACTTTTATCTCAAGCTTGGACGGGGTGGCTTCAAAGTGGATTCCCCGGTGAAAAAGCCACGCGCTAGCGAAATGCTGCGCTCAGCCCCCCCGTATACGGATCGGGCCCGGGAGGAACCATGGGAGGGGGGTCAGGCCCCTTCGCTGTTGGCTTCGAGGTGATAGGGCGCGATCAAAGACGCTGCCGGGATTTTCCAGCTGCTGTTGATCTTCTGGATCATTCGCAGTGTGAGCGGGCGCTTGCGGTTCATGATTTCAGACGCGCGGGGTTTGCCACCAACCAGCTCTGCGAGATCGCTCTGCTTCTTCTTCTTGATGTCCATGAACACTTTCAACGTCTCGATAGGATCCAGCGCTTCGATTGGGTATTCGCGGTTTTCATAGGCTTCGATGAGGTCGGTCAGAATATCGAAGCGATCGGCCTCTGCTGTCCCGAGTGCGGGCGGTGCATCGAAGTATTGCTCGATGTCTGCAAGCGCCCAATCCAGATCTTCATCTGTTCGAATGACACGGAGTTCCATTTGTTCTTTCCTGATTTACTTAGACCTTGGTTACGTCAATCTTGTCATATTCTGCGTGGGTTCCCACGAACTTGATCATCACGCGGTAATACGGCCCATACACAACACGGGCGACCAGCCGGAACTTATTGCCTCCGATGTCAAATACTATCCTACTGTCTCCCACGAAGTCTACCGACCCGCCAAACATGTCCTTCACATCCTGCGGCCGTTCCCATTGCGCTCGCTCAATTTCTGCATACCAAAACAGAAGGGGAGCTTTTGCTGCAGCGTGCTTGGTCCAATACTCGACCAGTGTTCGTCTTGACAGGATCCGCATATTACCTCGTATGGTTCCCTCCTTGGTAACTCAATCCCTTATGTTACCGATATGGGAACCTGTCAAGGATGAGATGCTTGGCTCAGTACCATGGCCGCACCTTCGGCATGACTTCCGCTACCTGGACTTCCCGCAACATCCCACCTGCCAAGAGCCCATCGCGCACCCAATCCAGCGCTGCCCACCAATCCTCATAGCCGCGCCGAGCGGAGGCGATCTGTTGCGGATGCGGCCGCCAGGTGACCGGACAGGCCCGAACTTCGATCGTCCGCCATTTCCTTTTGATTAAAACGCGCTCGGTGCCGACGACTACGCTCACAGCGCGATCACCATGCCGGTTCCGTTTGATGTCGACTGGAACGCAGCGCGGCACAGCGCCTGGCATCCAGTCCGGTGTCAGCCCAGCGCGTGCGAGTTCTGCAACGCGGATTGCCATGCGGATCCCGCCAAGGTTGTCGGGCATGCCAGCTACTGTGGCAGCGATCACCTCTGCGTCCTCGTGGGTGTAGTTGCCGATCTTGTGCTGTCCACCGTCCACTTTGCAGCCCAGCGCCGCGCGTTGCATCAGGACGTATTCGAGACCAAAGCCAAACCCTTGCACACGCTCGGGGTCCGGTGGCTCTGGGAGTTCTAGCTGCGCGTACTCAACGCGGAAGGCCCATTCCACCGCTTGCTGCACAGTCATTACGCGCTTGGGACAGCCCTGCTTGGTGTGCGATTGCTGCCCTGCATCGGGGGAGCGGCCGCTTGTCTGCCCATGGAGCCTGCGATCAAAACGGCTCATAGCACGCCTCGGGCGCGCAGCCGCTCTGCGGTCACCAGCCCTCTGGTCAGCATTGCTTCGCACATGGCGTTGCTGATCATGCTGGCGGGCAGGTATTCGTCGGAGTTGATCTTGGCCGCATAAAACGCCGCCAGCTCATCCGGGCTGGGCGGTGGCTGTCCTTGCGCCTTGCGGCTGCGCTTGGCTTTTTGCGTCGGGCCGGTTGCAGCCATCCGAGCGTCGCGCTGGGCTGCGCGTTCCATGAACCGATCCAGCGCCTTGGGCCCATCTGGTGGGGCAGGATGATTGTGCCGGGTCTCAGCTGCTATCTGGATGATCCGATCCTCGGACAACCCGAGGTCCTCGCTCCAGCGGCGAACGTGCAACCGCGCAGGTTCGCCCTGCCACCAGGCCGGGAGGCTGGCATCGGCAGCAAAGCCCAGCGCCCCGAGCAGTTCAGTAAAGAAAATCTCAAAACTTGAATCTCGCGCCTGCGCGTCCTCCTCCTCCTCCTTTACTGGTTTCCTTAAAGGTTCTCTTACAAGGTTAGTGTCCGGATTCCGGACACGGCTTTGGCCATTTTCCGGACACGGGTCGGGGCGAAATCCGGACACGGCTTCCGCCTCAATTCCGTGTCCGAATTCTGGACACGGCTCACCTGAAATGGGAACATCGGGGTCTATTCTAGCGGCCATTTCTGCGTCAAAGCCGATGGGCGCATTCCCGTGTCCGGTTTCCGGACATGGAGCCACATCAGCAGGTGTGAAGCCCGGCTCGAACCCCAAGA